GTGTCTGACAACAAGCCGACACCGACACCGGAAGAGATCGCCCAGGCCCAGGAGCAGGTCGCGGCCCGGGTCAAGGAGGAAGGGGCCCCGGGCTCGGACGCCGCACCGGTCATCGACCACGAGTTCGTGCGGCGGTGCCTGTACGCCGGGCAAAAGGGCGACGGCCTTATGTTCGCGGCGTTGAACCGGGGCAAGCTGCTGAATGTCCCGACGCCCAAAGGTCCAGGCGTTTGGTATGAATGGACGAAATCCTTTTGGAAGGAGGTGACGGTTTTCCGTGCCGAGGCTGCGGTTGAAAGCGTCGTGGCCCGGTACGAGGAGACGCGCCTCGACTGCGAGGTCAAGATCGCCGAGGCCAAGCAGGCTCGGGACGACGAGGCTGTCAAACGTCTCGATCGCCTGTCCAAGCGTCTGCGCAAGAACATCGACGACCTGCGCGAAGGCGCCGGCGTCACGGCCGCGCTGCGGTTTTCACTTTCCAACGACGACCCGCTCCTTGTCAGGATGGAGGACTTTGACGCCGACCCCTACCTCCTGGGCGTGGGCAACGGCGTAGTGGACCTGCGCACGGGCGAGTTCCGCCAAGCCCGGCCAGACGACATGCTGCGCCGGACCTGCCCGGTGGAGTGGCAGGGTATCGATGCCCCGTGCGAGCTCTGGCCGTCGTTCGTGCAGGAGATCGTGGGCGAGGATCCGGACGTGGCCGCCTTTCTCCAGCGCGTGTTCGGCTACGCCCTCACCGGCCTGTCCAGCGAACCCCTCTTTGTGGTGCTGGCCGGCGAGGGCCGCAACGGCAAGACCGTCATGGTCGAGACCCTGGGCAAGGTTTGCGGAGGCTACATGGCGCCGATTCCGGCCGAGCTGCTCCTGGACCAGGGGCAGGCCCGGGACGCGGACAAACCCACGCCCACGATCATGAGCCTCAACGGCCTACGGCTCGCCTATGCCACCGAGTCCGACGAGAACCGCCGGTTTTCGGTGGCCCGGGTCAAGTGGCTGTCGGGCGACGATCGGCTCACCGGCCGCTACATGTGGGACCGGGACCCGACCTCCTTCTATCCGACCCACACCCTTTTCCTGCTGACCAACCACAAGCCCCATGCAGGGGCCCATGAGTATGCCTTCTGGGATCGGCTGCGCCTGGTCAATTTCCCCTTTCGCTACGTGGACAACCCCACCCGGGACGGCGAGCGCAAGCGGGACAGCACCATCCCCGAGCGCCTGGCAAAAGAGCTGCCCGGCATCCTGGCCTGGCTGGTCCGGGGGTGCCTTCTGTGGCAGCGCGAGGGCATCTCCCCGCCGAAATCCGTCCTGGCCGCCACGGAAGAATACCAGCGCGAAGAGGACCACGTGCAAGATTTCGTGGACGAGTGCCTGCTGCCGACCCCGGAAGCCCGGGTATCGGCCACCGAGATCTACGACCTCTACACCCGCTGGTACTTCAAAAACCGGGGCAAGTACGTCCCGACCATGAACACCTTTGGCAAGCACCTCGGCCGGAAGATCCGCAAGGAGCGCCGCGGGGGCACGGTCTACTACTACGACGTGCGCCTGAACCCGGACGCCCAGGAGGCCTATCCCGAGAAAAAGTCGAAGGATTCAAAGGATTCAGGCTACTCGGGCTGGAACGATCGGCCGGCCCCGTGACCAGGACGTAGGACATCGGCCAGGACATCCGTGCGTGGACTGTCCTGGCGGCGGAAAGGGGCGCGGACTCTGGATGGAGTGGTCCGCCAGGACATCAGGACCACGGCATGTAATGCCGGCTAAATACGCCGAACCCGGCTTGGAGCACACCATGATATCCTATCCTGTTATCCTACTTCTTAAAAAAGAAAGAAAGAATAGGGAGTTAGAGATAGGATATTGCCAGGACCTTGCCATGCAAACAGGACCTTCGCATGTCGGCTGATCTGCTTGGCCTGTTTGAGGCGAAGGGGCTCGCGCCGAAGAAGAAGACGCTGGGCGAATGGTCGGCCCCGTGTCCGTCCTGCGGCGGCAAGGACCGGTGCATGGTCCGGCCCGACGACCACGACGGCAGGGGCGGCTACTGGTGCCGCAAGTGCGGGGCCTACGGGGACGCCATCCAATTCCTGCGCGACTACGAGGGCCTGGACTACCACGAGGCCTGCCGCCGTCTCGGCGTCGCGGCGGCCCGGACCGCCTCCAGCCTGCCCCGGCCGCCGCGCCCGGCCGTCGGCCAGGATCCGTTCGAGGCCGCGCCCTCGGAACCGCCGGCCGAGGCGTGGACGAAAAAAGCGACCGCCTTCGCCGCCTGGGCGCACCAGCACCTCCTCGCCAATCCGCGCCAACTCGAATGGCTGGCCGCCCGCGGCCTCCCCCTCGAGGCGGTCGAGCACTACCGCCTGGGCTGGAACCCGGGCGAGAAAGGCCGCTCCTGCCTCATCCGGCCCCGTTCCGCCTGGGGCCTGCCGCCGGTCGAAGCCAAGCCGGACAAGGACGGCAAACCGGGCAAGCCCAAGACCACGTTTTGGATCCCGCGCGGCCTGGTCATCCCCCAGCTCGCCACGGCGGATCCGGACAGCCCGGTCCTGCGCCTGCGGATCCGCCGGCCGGACGAAGACCGCCGGGAGTTCAAGGAGGACACGAAGTATTACGTGATCCCCGGCTCCTCCATGGACGCCATGCTGCTTGGCGCCGACGCGCAGGCCTTCGTGGTGGTCGAAAGCGAGCTCGATGCCCTCATGCTCCACCACCAGGCCGGGGATCTGGCCGGGGCCGTGTCGGTGATGACGGCCAACGTCAAAAAGCTGGCCGCCCACGTCCACGCCGCTCTGGCCCGGGCCCTGTGCATCCTGGTGGCCCTGGACGCCGAGGGGGCCGGCGGGGCCGGAGCCAAGGGCTGGCTTCGGTGGCCGGCGTCATTTCCCCGCGCCAAGCGGTGGCCGTGCCCGGTCGGCAAGGACCCGGGCGAGGCCTTCGAGCGCGGTGCCAACCTGCCGGCCTGGATCCTGGCCGGCCTGCCTCCGGTGCTCCAGCCAGGACTTTTGCCGCCTGGACAGCCGGCCCTTGCGGGAGGGGGAGAAGCGGAAAAGGCGGTGGCGAAGCCGGAGGTCGCGGCCGGGGAAGACGCGGTCGCCGGGCCCCGGGCTCCGGAGACGGTCCAGCCCCCGGCAACGCCGGCGCCCGTCGCTGCGGCTACGCCGGTTGCAGGGGCCCCGGGCCTGGAGACGGATTCGGTCCCGGCCGCACCGGCGGCCCTCGCCGTACCCTGGCTCGATCCCGACTACGTGACCGCCCTGGGGATGGTGCCGCTGACCGAACTGGTGGCGGCCATGGACCGGCACGGGGTGGCCCCGGTGCTGGTGGCCGGGCTGGTGACTGATACCGAGCGGGTCCTGGCCCTGCGGTCCGCCGCCGATGTGCCGGAGGCGGCTGGTGCGCGGATAGCGGAGCTCTTTTTCGGCCCCTGTCTCGAGGCGGTACTCTGGTTTTTCGCCCTCAAGGGGGCGCGCGGGCCCCGGTCTCTTGCCGGGGTTTTTGGTCGGGAGGAACGGGGCGGCGAGTGGGCCGCCATCGTACGCCGGGCCGGTGATGACGATGTGGGGCTGACTTTTGGCGGTTGGACGAACCTGAACCAATGGCGCGGCCGCGAGGCGGCGGGAACGTAAGTGGAGGGCTGCCGACCGGAGTTGCCGCTCCTGCCGGCGGCCGGATGAGAGCGCATCCGACCAGGAAACCCCAGCCCTCCAGCCATGCATGGCCCGGAGGCAGTAGCACGGGGATAGGCGGATGGAAAAGCTGAAACTCGAATACTGGCCGGTGGATAGGCTGCGGCCCTATGAGCGGGGGCTGCGCAGGCACGGCCGGGATGTGGTGGCGCGGATGATGGACTCGATCAGGGAATACGGTTTTCGGGTGCCAGTGCTGGCCCGCTCCTGCGGCGAGGTGGTCAACGGCCACCTTTGCCTCGAGGCGGCCAAGCGGCTCGGGCTCGAGGCCGTGCCGGTGCTCCTGGCCGACGACCTGACCGACGTTCAAGTCCGGGCCTTTCGGCTGCTGGTCAACCGCTCGGCCACCTGGTCGGCCTGGGACGACGACGAGCTGGCCCTGGAGCTGTCCGAGCTGCGGGCCCTGGACGTGGCCCTCGACCTGACCGGCTTTGACGTGGCCGAGCTGGACGACCTGCTGGCGCTCCTGCCGGGGACCGGCCGCACGGATCCGGACGACGCGCCGCCGCTGCCCGAGACGCCGGTTTCCCGGCCCGGGGATGTCTGGCTCCTCGGGCCGCATCGGCTTCTCTGCGGCGACGCCACCTCGCCGGCGGATCTGGCCACGCTCCTCCAGGGCGAGCGCCCGACGCTGGCCGTCACCGACCCGCCCTACAACGTGGCCGTCGAGGGCAAGGCCGGCAAAATCCTCAACGACGATATGGCGGCCGACGCCTTCCGCGACTTCCTCGGCCGGGCCTTCGACGCCCTCTACGCCGTGCTGGCCGACGGCGCGGCCATCTACGTGGCCCATGCCGAGACCGGAGGACTCACGTTTCGTGAGTCCTTTGAGGCCGCCGGCTTCAAGCTCGCCTCCTGTCTCATCTGGCGCAAGAACGTCCACGTCCTCGGCCGGTCGGACTACCACTGGCAGCACGAACCGATCCTCTACGGCTGGAAGCCGACCGGCCGCCACGCCTGGTTCGGCGGCCGCCGCCAGACCACGCTCCTCGAGGCCCTGCCCGGGGCGGTCCTCCTCGAGGACGGCCGGGTCCAGGTGCCGGCCGGCGACGATCTCTATCTCATCTCCGGCCAGGATCTGGCCGTGGAGGTGGTGCCGGGCTCCATCGTGAGCGTGGACAAGCCGGTCCGGAGCGACGCCCACCCCACCATGAAACCCGTGGCCCTGCTCGAGCGGCTGCTACGCAACTCCTCCCGGCCGGGCGGCCTGGTCATCGATCCTTTCGGCGGCTCCGGATCCACGCTCATGGCCTGCCATGGCCTGGGCCGGATCTGCCGCACCCTCGAGCTGGATCCGCGCTTTTGCGACGTCATCATTCGCCGCTGGCAGGACCACACCGGCGGACAGGCCGTGACCCCGGACGGCCGGAGCTTCGGCGCGGAGGGCGCGGCATGACCGAGGACCTGACTCCCTATCTCGAGCGCAGCGCCTCCACGGATCTGCCGGCCCTGCTGCGGGCCAAGGAAGAGGCCAAAAAACGCATGAAAGACTCCCCGACCAAGGACAACGTGGATGCCTTCCGCACCGTCCGCGCCGAGGTGGCCAGGGCCGCCGAAACCGCCGCCAATCCCGGTGAGGGCCGCCTCTTCGCCAAGAAGCTCGACGCCCTGGCCTACCTGAAGGCGCGGGGTTTCCAGATCCAGAAGACGAAGTTTTACGACGACTGCAAGGCCGGGTTGATCCCGACCGACGCCAACGGCCGGTTTGAGGAGGCGGTCCTCCTGGCCTACGCGGCCCACCTGCCTGTGTCGGCCAAGGAAAAGGACAGCAAGCTGTCGGCGGCCGCGCAGCGTCGGTTGGAATCCGACGGCGACCTCAAGGCCGAACAGGCCAAGTGGGCCAGGCTGCGCCGCGAGAAGCTCGAGGGGCGGGTTGTCGAGCGGGCCGAGGTCGAGCGGGGGCTGGCGGCCCGGGCGCAGTTCTTCCGCAACCAGATCGAGAACGCCGGGCCCCTCTTCGGCGCCCGCATCATTGCCGCCGTGGCCGGCGACGAGGCCCGGCTGCCCGAGTTCCTGCGCCTCTGGGAGGAGATGGCCGAGGATTGGATGGATGCCTGGTCAGCGGACCGGGAGTTTGTGGTGGGCACGCCGGACGCCCTCGAGGCCCCGGCTCCGGACGCGGAATAACCTGCAACGCAAGGAGTGTGGCGTCATGAGCGGCAACCCCTGGAACCAGACGTTTTCCGGCCGGGCCTTCGACCTGGTCAATCCCGAACCTTCGATGGTGGCCATCAAGGACATTGCCCAGTCCCTGGCCAACCAGTGCCGATTTAACGGCCACACCCGGCGCTACTATTCCGTGGCCGAGCACTGCCTCTATGTGTCCCGGGCCATGCCAACGCGTCAGCTGCGCCTGATTGCCCTCCTGCACGACGCGACCGAGGCCTATGTGGGCGACATGACCACGCCGCTCAAGGCCCTGCTGCCCGATTTCCGAGTCATCGAGCACCGGATCTGGCAGGCCGTCTGTGGCCGGTTCCGGCTGCCCGAGGAAATTCTCGTGGAGGTCCAGATCGCGGATCAGCGGATGCTCAGCACCGAGCGCGAATATCTCCTGTCCCCGTCGGACCGGCCCTGGGGAACCATGCTCGAACCCTTTGAGCTCCATGAAATTGGCCTGTGCCATCCCAATCAGTTCGGCCTGCCCCCGCGCGAGGCCCACCGGCGGTTCTTGGAACGGTTTGCTGAATTGGCGGCGTAAACAATTTAACTTTTTGGAGGATGCAATGGACTGGCAGAATTTTCTCGAAGAGGTGTTCCTGGGTGACCGTGAAACCATCGATTTTGTGCAACGGCTCATCGGCTACATTTATTCCGGCGACAAGGAAATGCTGCTCATCCCGGTGTTCCATGGCGGTCCTCGTGGCGGAAAGTCCACTTTTATTCAGGCCCTGTTTGACGCCATGAAGAATGCGCTGGTCTTTGGTGGGGAGCATATCTTCGGCACGCAATCCGGGCCGTGTGCGAGGCCGGACCTGCTGCAGCTGCATGGCGCGAAGATGCTCGTTTTCATGCCCGGAGGCGGCCAGCCTGAGTTTGAGATGGGCCATAATCTCAAATCCCTTTCCGTTGACGCCGTTCTTGTCGCGAGGGAGGTCTGGGCAAAAGACATGACCACCTTCCGAAATGCGGCGACCCCATGCTTGGTCACGAACCATATTCCCGAGGGCTTCTCTCGGGACCCGGAACTTGGTGCGCGGGGCGTGTTTATCCCCTTCATGGCGAATCTTCCGCGCCAAACACCGCCTTTGTTCCCGGACTTTGGTGCCGAGACCATCCGTGCCTGGCTGGTCCAGGGCTTGGGTCTGTGGCGGTCCGAGGGGTTGACGATCCCGGAACGGTTCACGGCGGCGGCCCTGAAGAAGAGCGCGGCATAAGGGGATGACGTGAACGGAAACCCTGCCCCCGCGCGAGGCCCACCGGCGGTTTCTGGAGCGGTTCGCCGAATTGGCGGCGTAAACAATCTAACCTTTTGGGGGAAATGGTGATGTCCAGGGCTATTTCACAGGAAGAACTGTTGCGCCGAATGCTTCGGTGCGGCGGCATATCGCCGGATGATGCGGAGAACGCAGCCGTCCTCGATCTCATGGAGCGGCACGAGCGCGAGCAGCAGCGCGTCGAGACGCTGGAGTCCGACGCTCGTTTGATTGGTCTGGCCGCGCACCGCACGGTCGGCCGGGCCGACGCTGGCGATGGAGCCACCTGTCGGTGGTGTGGTGGCAAGAAATTCGCCCACGGTGACGGCTGCCCTGTGCTGGTGCTCATGGATATCGTCATGCTGGTCGCAGCCAAAACCGACGATGACAGGCAGATCAGCCGGAATGCCCTGGAACGGGTCCAGCGCAAGGGAGGGCAGTAGCCATGGCGCAACAATCCAAAATCGAATGGTGCGACGCCACCTGGAATCCGGTCGTCGGCTGTTCGCCGGTCTCCCCCGGCTGCGACCATTGCTACGCCGCGCGCATGGCCCACCGGCTTGGCGCGAACCCGGCCACGCCGCAGTTCACGGGTCTGACCGGGGTGGACCAAAAATGGACGGGCGAGACGCGTTTCGTCCAGGGGGCCTTGAACCTGCCGTTAACCTGGCGCAAGCCCAGGCGTATTTTCGTGTGCAGCATGGGCGACTTGTTTCATGAGTCCGTGCCGTTCGCCTGGGTGGATCAGGTCTTTGCCGTCATGGCCCTGGCCCCGCAACACACGTTCATGGTGCTCACGAAACGGCCGGAGCGGATGCGGCAGTTCTGTGCCATGGGTCGTTACGGCATCTTGCGGCAAGTTCTGCACGAGATAGGTGCGCCCAACATTAACCCCGGCTGGCCCCTCCCCAACGTCTGGCTCGGTGTCACAATTGAGAACCAGGAGCAGGCCGTCGCGCGCGTCCCAATTCTGCTGGAGACGCCGGGGGCCAAGCGTTTCGTGAGCGTGGAGCCGATGCTGGGGCAGGTGCGCCTGCGATGTCTCTCTGTCCCAGACGCTTTCTTGGACCCTTTCGGCGATCGGTGGTGCACAACTTGGGACGCTTTGGACGGGACCAGGGGCACCAGCCCTTTCGGGAGAAATGATCCTTTCACAGGTCCCAAGGGTTCCCACCTCGACTGGGTTATCTGCGGTGGTGAGACAGGGCCGGGCGCGCGGCCCACCAATCCCGAATGGGTGCGTTCCCTGCGCGACCAGTGCGTCAAGGCATGCGACGTGCCTTTCTTCTTCAAACAGTGGGGCGAATGGGCGCCTTCGGATAACTTCCCTTCCAATACGCCCTTCAAACACTGGAAAGAGTTCCTTCGTGGTGTGGACGAACCGAAACGACTCGCCTTGCGTGGTTGGGACTATGACGCAAACGCGAAAAAGTTTGGCGAGAAAGTCGCCTACGGCCCTTTTACGCTCGTTGTCAAAGCCGGAAAACATCGCGCCGGACGGCTGTTGGACAGTGAAGAGTGGACTTACTTCCCTGGCGATACCTACGTGCCATTTTAGGAGAAACAGCATGACCACCATTCCCACCCACACCATGACCCTGCTGGCCGAAGTCCTGGACGAGCGCATGCGGCAGATCGCCAAGGGCTACACCCTGGAGCACGACGACGCCCACCAGCGCGGTGAACTGTCCCAGGGAGCCGCCGCATTGGTCTTCCGCGCCCTTGCCCGCCATGAGGCCGAACTGGATATGCCGGTGCCCCTGGGGTTTCCGGCCATCGATGACATTTGGCCATTTGGCGACGCCGGTACTCCGGACAAGCCCGTGCGCGCATGTCTCCTCGCGGCCATCGCCATGCTCCTGGCCGAGGTCGAGCGCCTGGACCGGCTGCGCGAGGCCGGGGCCATCGCGTATTGCGGGTGCGGCCGCCTGGTCTGGCGGGATGAGACCGTGGTCGACGTGGAGAGCGTGGTCCTGTGCCCGGAGTGCGCGCCCGGCCACGATATCGCCTATGCCCACGAGCCAAACTCCATTGCCAGGTTTCTCCGCGAACGGTGCGATCGCACCCCCGAGGGCAGCGAGACTGCGGCGGACCTCTATGCCGCCTACCGGGACTGGTACGACACCCAACCCGAGGCCAGCGAAAAGCATGTCCGGCCCATGATGGTCTTCGGCCTCGAGCTGCAGGCCCTGCCCTGGATCACCGGGGTGCAGGCCTTCGGCGCGAAGTACTGGAAAGGCGTGGCCCTGCGGCGGGAGGATTGACCATGCCGATCACCCTGTACGCCATTTCGGTGCAGCAGCCCTGGGCCTGGCTCATCGTCAACGGCTTCAAGGACGTCGAGAACCGGACATGGCGGCTCCCGGACAAACATCGGGGCCCCGTGCTTATCCATGCCAGCCTAAAACCTCGGTTCTCCCTGGCCGCGGCGCGTGAGCTCCTGGAAACCTTCCACGCCCGTTACGGCCTGGCCGGCGGCCTCCGTTTCCCCCGGGAGGGCCGGGAGGTCGGCGGCGTTGTCGGCGTGGCCACGCTCACCGGCTGCACCAGCGACCACGTCTCCCCCTGGTGTGCGGGGGGCCAGTGGCACTGGCGGATCGAAGCCGCCCGGCCGCTGCCCTTTATGCCCTGCCGAGGCCAGCTTGGGTTCTTCCGGGTGGACTATGTGGCCCCGGCCAGCCGGGGAAGTTTGGTGGAGGGGGTGGCATTTTGAAACGCAACGGGCCCCGACTTGGTCAACTCTCTCTTTTTCAGGCGCCGGCGCCGGCGGCCACCATGCCTCCCGTGCCAGCCGCGCCGGCGGCGGCAAAGCCGGACGTGGTGCCGGCGAGCTGGGCCACCATCCCGCAGCCGGAATACTTCCGGGAGGGCCGTTTCTGGCTGCCGCCCGGCATCAAACTGCAGGCGGCCTACAAGCACTGGTTTTGCGTCTGCCATCCGGATGGATCCTACCGCGACGCCGTGGCCATTCTCTACGTGACCTACGACCGCGAGGAGCACGCCTCGGTAGTCCTGGACTGCCCGGCCCTGGGCCGGCGGTGGGAAGATCGCGGCAACTGGATCCAGGACGTCCTGTCGCCATCCATGGCCGCCATGTCGGCCCATGCTGCGGATCTTCTCGGCCTGTCGTCCGAGGAGGTCCGCGATCTGTCCTACGTCACCATCGGCTGGCGCTGCGAGGACCGGCCGTTGTTGCGCGACGTGTCGCACATGGGGAACGTGCGGCCCCGGGTGCGGCGGGAGCCCGTGCCTGCATGAGCATGGGCACCACCTTGACCCTCACCGAAAGTGAGCGCCGCATCTTCCGCAAACGCGTGAAGCCGCCGGTTTCCGTGTGGGCGTCCCGGACCATCGTGGTGCAGGACGGGCCCTACGCCGGCTCGCGCCTGCGCCTCGATGCCACTCCCTATCTGGCCGGCATCATGGACTACCTGTTTGCGTGCCACGTGGAGGAGGTGGTGGTCTGCGCCAGCCCCCAGATCGGCAAAACCGAGCTCATGTTTGCCTGCCTGTTTTACAGCATGGAATTTTATCCCGGCCCGAAGCTCCTGGCCATGCCCGACGAGGACACCCTGGCCCGGGCCGTCTCGAAAAAGCTCCTGCCGCGCATGAAGGGTTCGGCCGATCTGCGCCGACTTTACCACCGCGACACCCGGAACGCGGTGGAGCTGCGCGACGGCTCCACGCTCCACCTGGCTTCGGCCCAATCCCCGAGCCAGCGCGCATCCGTGTCGGTCATGCACCTCTTCCTAGACGAGGTGGACCTGTACCGCCAGATTGCCGGCCAGGGCGCGCCGGTCCACGAGTTCCGCGAGCGGACCATCAGCTACAGCCACAAGCGCAAGCACCTGCTCATCTCCAAGCCCCAGGGCGATGAGACGAGTGCCATTTGGCAGGCCGTCAACCACGAGTGCGATGTGCTGCTGCGCTACCATGTGGCCTGCCCGGCCTGCGGCACCATGCAGGTGATGGACGACGTCCACATTGTCGTGACCGAGGGCTGCACCGACCCCAAAGAGATCAAGCGCCGCAAACTCGGCCGTTACAAGTGCCCGCACTGCAAATACTTGTGGACCGACCACGCCCGGGACGCGGCCGTGGCCCGGGGCGAATGGCGCGCCGACGAGCCCGTGCTCAACCCCCGTTCGGTCGGGTTCCATCTGCCGTCGTTCGTGTCGCGGTTTGTGTCCCTTTCCGAGATCCTGGCCGACCGCCTCGAGGCCGAGGCCTCGGACGACGACCTCAAGATGCGGGACTACCGCAACGGCCGCTGCGCCTTGCCGCACAAGTCCGTGGCCTTGGACATCAAGGAAGGCACCATTTTGACCCGCCGGGCCATGTGGCTGCCGGCCAAGACCGTGCCGGCCGAGGCCGTGGCCCTGACCTGCGGCATCGACACCCAGATGGCCTCTTTTTGGTTTTCCGTCCTGGCCTGGGGGAAGAACCTGCAAAGCTGGCTCGTCGACTACGGCCAGATCCGGACCTGGGAGGACGTCATGGCCCTCGTCCACGAGACCCGCTACCCGGTGCTCGGCCGGGCCGGTGCGGACATGGGGATCTGGCGCGCGGCTATCGACTCGGGCGGCAACCGCACCGAGCACCAGGTCCTGACCCGCACCGAGGAGGTCTACTCCTGGTGCCGGGCCCGGGGCGACGGCCGTCTCTATCCGACCAAGGGCCGGTCCCGCGACTACCACGTGCCCGTGTCCTGGACCACCATCGACAAGCTGCCCCGGTCCGGCCGGGCCATCCCCGGCGGCCTGCAGCTCATCCTGCTGGACGTCAACCATCTGAAACGCCTGCTGTTCAAGCGGCTGATGCCGGACGCCCGCCAGCCGTTGCTCCTCCATGCCCAGACCGGCGAGGACTACGCCCGGCAGCTCGCGGCCGAGCGGCTCGTCCGCAACAAGGATGGCAATTTCGTCTGGGAGGTCCTCAGCCGGGAGAACCACCTGCTGGACGCCACCATGAACGCCATGGCCTGTGCGGACGAGTCCTGGACCCCGAGCCTGCGCTACCTCCTGGACCAGGACCAGGAGCAGGAAGAGGCCCCGGCCGCGACCGACCGCGGCCACGACGTTGACCCAACCTCAACCCTGGCCCAGGCCGCGATGCGCGCGAACAGCATCCTGGCCGGCCGCAGACCGTGAGGAGCCCATGAGCCCGACCAACCTCCCCTACGACCGCTCCGCCGAAGGCCCGCTGCTCACCGTCCAGAAGGTGATGACCCGGCTCGATTGCTCCCGAAGCTTTGTCTACAAGCTGATTTCCGGGGGCAAGCTGAAGCATGTCCGCCTGGGAGACGTGAAGGGGATGCGGGTGACAGAGAAAAGCGTGGAGCGGTATCTTCGCCGCAAGGGGGGAGACGGCTGACGAACAGTCCGCGCCGCGGCAAAGGGTACATCCGGCGCGAGGGTAGAAATATTGGCGCGTGTAGAAATTTTTATTGCAAAAAATTTCTACACGCGCTAGGTTTTGATCGCGGGCGGGGACGGACCCCACCGCCAAACCGGGGCGCGAAGTCGCCCCGCAAGGAGACGCGAAAATGGACCTGACCGAACGCCTCGAAATCGCCACCAAAGCTGCCGAAGCGACCTATGGGAACGTGTGGACACCCGTGGAGCCGAATTCCCGTGAAGTCGTCCGCGTGTACCTCCCCGGCAAATGGGGATACCTGGAAATCCTCAAGGATGGTCGTGTGAATATGGACAAGGCAAACAGGGCTGCCTTTGACGCGGGTCTTCGCGCCCAGCTGGAAAATGCCGGTCTGGCCGCCTGCCGCGTGTAGCTTTCAAAGGGGGGCCGGGAAGCCGGCCCCCCTTTGCTCAACCCCCGCCCAGCCAGCCGGGGCGGAAACCGGGGCGCGGAGTCGCCCCATGGAGCAGACCATGAAGAATTGTATAATTATCGAAACTGGATACGCTGACGGACCGTATAACATCGCAACGCCGACGCCCGACAAAGATGGGTTTGACCGCTCAGTGCTGGTGCGTGGCGAAAAAAATTACATGACAAAGGCCGACGCTTTACGCGCTGCCCACAACGTCGGCTACACGCATGAGAGTGGCAAGCGCATCCCGGCTCGATATCGCGATTAAAAAAAAGAGAGGGCTTTCGGCCCTCTCTTTTTACATCCTGTAACAACAACTGTTTCAACCCACACCGGCTGGCGACGAAAAATCAATAGCCAGCCGGTGTGGGTTGCGCAAGAAAAAAACATGCCGAACTATGACATTTCTGCGTCCCAGGAAGCAGCCAGACTGGGTATCAGCCGCTCTACGCTGGTCGACGCTATTCGGGCCGGCCGTTGCGAGGGGGAGGAGCGGAGCGGTTATTGGTATACCTCCGAGGCCGCGACGGTCGAATGGTACAAATCGCACTACCGCCATAAGGGTAGACCCTACAGCCCGGCAGTGGGGAGGGTTTGGAAAGAAGAGGAGATCGCCATCCTGCGTGACATGCTGGCTGCGGGCTCGCCCATGGCCGATGTCGCCGCCAAGCTCAAGCGATCGCCCGGGTCCATCAAGGTCAAGCTCTCCAAGCTCCGCGCCGCCGGGGAGATTTTGCCCGCAGCGGAAGCGAAAGAACTCCAGCGGAAGAAAACCCTGGTCGCCGAAGCCATGGAGGTCTTGGCCGAAGAGGCGCCAGAAGAGGCGCAGGACTGGTACCAGGAGCGCAGGACCGCCACGAAAGAGGGCCGCCTCCGGCTCCATCTTCACCCGGCCGTGGTGCCGATTCTCGGCCGGGCCGCCCAAGCTGCCGGCGTCTCGCTGGCCACATTTCTGACTCGGGCCGGCCTGGCTGCGGCCGCCGATCCGGAGGTGCTGGAGCGGGGGAGAATCGAGGCCGAGAAGCTTTCCTAAAGACGTTCTTTAACTTTTTTTCGAGCATGCAAAATCACCCCCTGATTTTGCATGCTCCCTGACCAGCCGGAAACCCGCACTCTGCCTGCCTTCCCGACCGATTTTCCCGACCTCGAATCCGCCTGAAAAAAGTGTCTCCATTGTCTCTATTGTCTCCAGCGTCCACCAGTTGACCCCCTCGGGTGTGCTAGCCCTCCGGGCATGGCCATTTTCACCCGAGCGGAAAAGCAGCAGCACATCGACGCCTGGAAGGCGGCGCTTCTGGCCGTCTCCGAGGGCCAGGAATTTTCCATCGGCACACGGCGTCTGCGCCGGGCCGATCTGCCGTCCATCCAGCAGCATCTCGACTGGCTGGACCGGCAGCCAACAGTGGAGGACCAGGCCGCCGGACGGGGCGCGCCGCTTTTCACCCCCCTCATCCCGAGGCGATACTGATGGCCGCCAACTGGCTGGACCGTCTCGTCGGCTACGTCGCTCCGGTGATGGGCCTGCGTCGGGTCCAGGCCCGGGCCTACATGGCGGCCATGGGCGGCCTGGCCGGGACGGTCCAGCCGGTACGCAACACGGCCGGGAGCCGCGAGGGGACCCTCGCCAATTTTCTCCCCACCCGCCTGAACGCCTTTGCCATGGAGCGGGACGCGGACCTGATCCGCGTCCGGGCCGAGTCGTTGGTGGCCAGCGACGGCCACGCCGCCTCTTGCGTCGACTCCCTGGCCCTGAACGTGGCCGGCTCGGGCCTGCACCCCCAGTCCACGCCCGACGCCAAAGCCCTGGGCGGCCTGACCGACGAGGAGGCCGACGCCTTTGCCGAGAGCGCGGAAGCGGCCTGGACCAGCTGGTGCCGCGAGGCCGACGCCGCCGACACCGACCACTTCGACGACCTGCAGTATCAGGCCGTGCGCTCCATGTTCGTGATGGGCGAATTCATCCATTTGCCGGTCTGGATCGAGGAGCCCGGCCGGCGGTTCGGCCTGGCCCTCCAGGCCCTGCATCCCGGCCGGCTGCGCACGCCCTCGGATCTGGCCGCCAACCCGCTCATCAAGCGCGGCGTGGAGATGGGCGCCAACGGCCGGCCCATGGCCTACTGGCTGGCCGAGCCGCCGGACAACCGGCCCCTGGCCGGGCTTTCCAGTGCCTATTTTCGCCGGGTCCCCCGTAAGCTCGGCCACCGATGGGGCTGCTTCCACCGTCGCCATGGCAAGGGCCCCGAGCAGCCGCGAGGCGAGACCATCCTGGCCCCGGCCATGAAACTCTTCTCCGACCTGTCCTCCTACGTGGATTCCGAGCTGGTGGGCGCGGTCATTGCGGCCTCTTTCACCGTCTTCATGGAGGCGGCGGGCGACCCGTTGGGGGGCGCCATCGACCTGAACGGGACGAAAAAAAAGGGCCAGGGCACTCCCTATCCGGGAGTGATCCAGCCCGGGACGCTGATCACCGGACAGGCCGGCCACAAGCCGCACCTCCTCGCCAATCCCCGGCCGCCCCAGTCCTTTGACGCCTTCTACACCCGGATCCTGCGGGCCGTGGCCGCCTCCACGGGCCAGCCCTACGAGACCGTGGCCAAGGATTTTTCCCGCACCAATTACAGCTCGGCCCGGGCCGCGCTCCTCGAGGTCTGGAAGCTCTACACCCTCTACCAGGACTGGTTCGTGCGCGGCTACCTGCAGCACGTCTGGGAAATGGTCCTCGAGGAGGCGTGGCTGCGGCACTACCTGGTGGTGCCCAAGGGCAAGCCGGATTTCTACGAGGCCCGTGACGCCTGGTGCGCCGCCTCCTGGACCCGGCCGCCGCGCGGCCAGATCGACACCGTCAAGGAGCGGACGGGCGAGCAGATGGGCCTCAACAACCTGTCCGAGTCCCTTACCGACATCCTGTATTCCCGCGGCACCGACCCCGAGACCATGGCCCGCAAGATCGCCCGCGAACGCCGCATCTACGCCCGGTACGACCTGGTCCCCACCGCATCGCCGGTGTCCGTGTCCGTCCAGGTCCCGGCCAAGGAAGAGGACGCCCCCCAAGGGGACCACCAGGAGGAGGCCGCGTGACCATCCAGTCCCAGAAGCTGTGGGCCATGGAGCCCGGCCGGTTGTCCGGCCTGTTTCGCGACATGAAGGCCAAGGGGATGCCTGACGCCGCCGCTCTCGCGGCCATGGCCGCCGCCGGCAACGGCCGCGAGGAGCAGCTCTACGAGCGCGTCGGCCCTCTGGCCGTGGTCGGGATGGCCGGCGCGCTGGCCAAGGAAGGCTACTGGTGGTGGGGCGTGGCCTCCATGCGCCAGATCGGCGCCGCGCTCCTCCAGGCCGCCAAGGATCCCGGCGTCAAGGGCATCCTGCTGGACGTGGATTCGCCCGGCGGCACCGTGGACGGCACCGAGGAGCTGGCCGGCATCGCCCGGGCCGTTGCCGCCGTGAAGCCCTTGTACGCCTATGCCGGCGACCTCATGTGCTCGGCGGCCTACTGGATCGGCTCTCAGGCCAGGGAGATCGGGGCACAGGCCTCGGCCATGATCGGCTCCATCGGCGTCATCTGCACGCATGTGGATTGGTCCGGCTACGACGAGCAGATGGGCGTCGACGTCAGCTACCTGACCGCCGGCCATTTCAAAGCCATGGGCAACGCCCATGAACCTCTTTCCGACGAGGCCCGGGCCTACGTGCAGCAGCAGCTCGACAGCGTCTACGACCTCTTCCTCGAGGCCGTTGCCGCCGGGCGGGGCGTTTCGCGCGAACAGGCCCTGGCCATGGCCGACGGCAAAGTCTTTCTCGGCCGGCAGGCCCTGGAGCTGGGGCTGGTCGACCGCCTCGAGAGCCGCGCCGATTTCATTAACCGCATCGTGCAGGAGGTGCACATGGATTTGCAAAAGCTCAAGGCGGAGCACCCGGGCGTGGCGGCCGCACTCCGCGCCGAGGTCGAAACGGAGTTGTCCGCCGGCCAGGCCGCCGCGGTCAAGACCGCAGCCGACAGCGAACGGGACCGATGCCTCGGCGTGGTCACCGCCCTGGTGGGCGAGGAGATGGGGGCCAAGGTGGCGGCCCTGGTGTCCACCGGCGTCACCGCCGGCCAGGCCAAGGCCATGAGCCAGTTCCTGGCCCCGCCCGCCGGCGGCCAGACGCCGCCCCAGGGCACGGCCGTCTCCGGACAGACCGCGTCCCAGGCCATGCTCGACGCCATCGCGGGCGTAACCCAGGCCCCCATGAACCCGGCGGCCGACGCCACGGCCGCGGCCCCGGACTTTGACGCCCTGGTGGCGGCCGAACAGGCCAAAGGACTGTCCAAGGGCAAGGCCATGGCCAAGGTGGTCAAGGAGCATCCCGAGGCCCACGCTGCCTGGTTGGTCAAGTGCAACAGCAAGGAGGGCAAGTAGATGTCCTACGTCAATAAATCCCGCCGCACCTTCCCGGCCGCCGAGGCCATTGACTCTTATCGGCTGGTGACCCTGGTCGCTGGCGAGGCGGCCCTGTGCGACGCCGCCGAGTCGCCGCTCGGCGTCACCGAATACGCCGTGGCCGATGGAGACCTGACCAGCGTCCGGCTGCTCAACACCGAGGGCACTATCGAGGTCATGGCCACCGGCGTGGTGGCCATCGGCGGCGACGTCCAGACCGACGCCGCCGGCACGGTCAAGGCCGATGCCGGAGCCGGTGCGCGGACCATTATTGGCAAGTCGCTGACCGCCGTGGCCGACGGGGGAGTTATCGAGGTGATCCCCTACGGTTACGGCAACACCTTCGCCGCGTAACGCCGGCTAGCCCGCAAGGAGAATTGTTATGCCGCAGACGACTGCCATCATCCGTCCCGATCTGGGAGCTTTGGCCTATGAGTTCAGCCTGGGCGCGGCGTCCCAGGGCTGGATTGCCCAGGAGGTCCTGCCGCCTTTTTTCACCCAGCTCAAGGCCGCCACCTATCCCTACATCCCGACCGAAGCATTGCTGGAAGAGGTGGACACAGCTCGTGCGCCCCGTTCGGCTTATGCCAGAGGCGACTGGGAGTTCGATTGGAAGGACTATAACTGTTCGGAAAACGGCTTCGAGTCTCCGGTGGATGACTCCGAGTCGGCGCATTTCCGAAACTACTTCGACGCCGAAACCGTGGCGACCTATCGGGCCATGAACGTCGTTCTGCGCAAAATGGAATCCAGATGCGCCGCAAAGATCTTCAACACCAACACTTTTGCGCCCCATGCTGTGGCCCATGCCTGGAGCTCCTACGCCGACGCGGACCCCAGGGGGGATATTGTGGCGGGCAAGCGGGCCATGCGCTTGGCCACCGGGCTCCGGCCCAACGCCCTGATCCTGGACGAATCCATCCTGGACCATGTCTCCCTGTGTCAGTCGGTAATCGAGCGGGTGAAGTACACCGATCCCAACGCTATTCGGGGCGATCTGACCATCCCTCAGCTCGAGGCCTATTTCGGCATGCGCCTGATCGTGGCCGGCGCCGTCTCCAATAAGGCCTCCAAAAAGAAGGCCAAGAACGTCCAGCCGATCTGGTCCCCGACCATGGCCATGATGGCCGTGGTCTCCAGCGGCGGCCAGAACCTCGAAGAACCGTGCCTGGGCCGCCTGTTCGTCTGGGAAGAAGATTCTCCCGAGACGCTGGTGGTGGAACAGTACCGGGAGGAACAGACCCGGAGCAACGTCTACCGCGCCAGGCAGCAGACCGACGAGTGCATCCAGTTCACCGAGGCTGGCTACCTCATGACCGGCATAACCCAAGGCTAAAGGGGGCGTGACGTGACGTTCAGCCCCCTTGAAGCGATAGCGATCACCGGATTTGTGTCCATGCTCGTGGCCCTCATCGTCCATGTCGTCACCAAATGCACCTACGTGAGCCATGCCCAGTGCAATGAGCGCCGCATCAACGTTTGCGCCACATTGCAGGCCGTCCAGGAGGGCCACGCCGAACTGCGGCAGGACATCAAGGACCGCACCAGCACGCTCTTTCGCATGATGCGGGCCATGGTGGTGCACGACAAGGACATGCCGCCCGGCGTCAAGGCCGAAATCCTCAACGAAACCCCCGGGAGGGAATGACATGCCCGATCCGAAACCCGACACCGCCACCGACACGGCGCAGCAGCCGGACCCTCTGACCCGTATCGAGGAGATGCTGGCCGCGCTGCTTCAAAGCGCCATCCCGAAGAACACCGCCGCCACCCTCGAGGAGTTTGCCGAGCTGTCTCCGTCCGCCAAGGCTCCTTTGCTGCGCCGGCTGGCCCCGCGCATGCTGGCCTGCCTGCTCCTGGCCGTGGCCCTGGCCGCCGGCGTGGCCTTGCTCTCGCCACAGCAGGTGACCGTCGCCCTCTACAAGCTGGCCCTGGTCACCATGGCCGGCTACCTCGGCTACTGGCTGGACCGCTGGTGCTTTCCCTACGCCCGGCCGGATTCATTCCTGGTCGCGGCCGACTGGCGGGCCGAGCCCAAGCAGGCCTCCGACCAGGCCAACCACCCGGTTGCCCAGGGTTGCGAGCAGATCTACGCCGCGGCCATGCTGCGGCGGGGGCTCATCATGCTCGGCACCATGCTGGCCCTGGGGCTGGGGCTGTAGCGTGGCCCGGCTCCTGCGGGACATCCGGGCGGCCGGCACGGCCGTGGCCCTGGCGGTCCTGGCCGCGCTCCTGGTCGCCGGCTGCAAGGAGGCTGCGGCCCCGCCGGCCGCGAAACCGGAAACGGCAATTCAGGCCCCGGCCGCCCACGCGCCAGCCACGGTCCCAGCTCCTGTCGCGCTGGCGGCCGCCGTGCGCGGCATCCCCCAGGAGGCCCTGCGGCTGCGGGCCGAGCTGATTCGCAACGCCCGGGCCGTGTGGGGCCTTTCCGCTCCCGTCGCCACCTTCGCCGCCCAGATCCACCAGGAGTCCGGGTGGCGGGCCAATGCCTGCTCCCCGGTCGGCGCCCAGGGCATGGCCCAGTTCATGCCGGCCACTTCCCGGTGGATCGCCGGACTCTGCCCGGAGCTGGCCGCCAACGAGCCGCTCAATCCCTCCTGGGCCATGCGGGCCCTGGTCACCTACGACAAGTGGCTCTGGGACCGGATCGAGGCCGCGAGCGCCTGCCACCGCATGGCCTTTGCCCTGTCCGCCTACAACGGCGGCCTCGGCTGGGTCCGGCGGGACGCCGCCATGGCCGCCGGCCAGGGCCTTTCTCCGGAAGCCTGGTGGGACGCCGTCGAGACCGTCAACGCCGGCCGGTCCGCTGCAAACTGGCGCGAGAACCGGGGCTATCCCCGGCGGATCCTGCGCACCCTGTCCCCGCTCTATGCCCAGGCCGGTTTCGGCCAGGGGGTTTGCCATGACTAGCCGTCTCGTCTTCGGCGCCGCCTGCCTGCTCCTGGCCGTGGTCCTGGCCGCCCTGGCCGTGCAGTCCATTCGGGCCGCCGGCCTCGAGACGCAGATCGCCGTCCTGGCCCGGGAGCTGGCCGCGGCCAACACCCGGGCGGCCGAGCTCGAGGCTTCCGAGGCGACCTTGCTCGCCGTCCGGGACGGCCTGGCCGGCCAGGTCGAGGCCTGCCAACAGGCCAACACCCAGGAGCGGACCCGGACCGTCACCCGGGTGGAGATCATCCGCAACGCCAAACCCGTGCCCGCCCAGGCGGGAAAGGTGGTGGACGATGCCACGAGCCGTCGCGCTGCTGTGCATCTCAATGACGCTTGCCGTTAGCGCCTGCGCCCCCACCCCGGCCCCGGTCGTGGTGCAGCAGGCGGTGTCGCGCTGCCCCCGGCCTGACATGCCCGAGCTGCCGGCCGTGGATCCCGAGGAGCACGTCTGCTCCCCGGCCAATCTGGACCGGCTGCTGAGCCGGGCGGACCTGCAGTGCTGGATGATCAGCCAGCAGGCCGCCGCCCTCGACTGCTACGAGGCCCAGGCGAAAGGCGGCAAGCCGTGATGCGCCGATACCTCCAGCACTGGTTTAACGATTGCCATTTGTACTGCCGGTTTAGGGACCTGCGGTTTTCGTCCGGACGGGCCAAACGCTGGAGCCGGGCCATCGCCCAGTGGCTGCGACCCTGCCTTTACGGGAAAAGGAGCTGATTATGGACTTTGCCGACATGTCCCAGACAGCCGAAAGCCTGCACCGGCAGGCCGCCATTGCGGGGGCCAGGCCCGGCCGCGAGGATAAGCAGCTTGTCGACGCCGGCCTGATCGTCTGCCGCGACTGCGGCGAGCCCATCGCCTCGGCCCGGCTGGCCATCCTGCCCACGGCCTGCCGGTGTGTGCCCTGCCAGGAAGAGGCGGAGGCCTCGTGCTGATCGATGATCCCGCCGCCTTCGTTGGCGCTTTTGCCACCCCGGCCATCTACACGGCCGGCGGCGTTCCCGTTTCAGTTCCGGCTGTGCTCGAGGACAGCGATCCGTGGGCATGGATCAATCCGGAGCTACGGAGGACCTACGGGGCTGGGTATGTCAGGCTTGCCAAGGCCTGGATCAGCCGAGACGACCTCCCGGCTACGCCGAGCTTCGGCCACACCCTTGAGCAGGAGGGCGTGGTTTGGACTGTCGAGGACTTCTGGCCAGAGGGTGGCATGGTCGTGCTCGGCCTGTCACTGGGTGTTTTTGTCGTGGACGTGACCGTGCAAAAGCTGGCCGAGGTGTCGGATGGAGCCCTGGGCACCACAACCGCCCCGGTAGACATCTGGCAAGGCAGGGCGGCAATCCACGGCCTCTCCGGTGCGGAGCATCTGAGCGCGGCAAGGATCGTCGGCGTGGGCATTCGGCATGGCTGGATGCCGGCGTTGCCTGATCTGTGTGCCGGCTGCTTGATTGTGGCCCCGGAAGGCGTGCTGCATGTCACTTCCGCCTATACCGACCGGGACCGCGGGTACACCACCTTTGAGGCCGAGGCGCGGCAGACGGGGGCAGGGCAGTGAGCCGGCAACCGCGTCTGCCCGTCAAGCCCCCGGTACGCCGGGCACTGGCTGCTTGCGTCGACGCCAACCCAACCCATCCCTTTTGCGTCGGTGTGGCCGATCGCATCGGCTATGTCCTGGGCAAGAAAGGCTGGCCGTTTCCGTACGCGGTCCTTTCCTTTGTCGCCGTATCCCCCCGAGACACTCTGACCGAGCAGCTCGATGCAGTCCTGCCTCAGGTGGTCGTCTATTCCCCTTCCTCGCTGGAGGCAGAGGATTTGGCTGCGGCCGCCCTGAACCTTTTCACCGGTCGGCCCCTGTCCGCTGCCGGAATCCATGATTTTGTGCTCCACCGGTTCGGTGACATCCCGACCCTGCCGGACAACGAGAGCGATGCAACCGTGATCTGGCGGGCCGGCGTGACGCTGGCCGGCCTGGTCCAAACCAAGCTGTGAGGTAACCATGGCCGATTTCAACGAGCGCCCTGACTACGAAGTCAGCGAGGATGCCGCGATCATCCTTGAATATGGAACGACCAACCAGGCTGTCGTGAAAGGTCTGACCAAGCTCGGGCTCCCGTCTCTGACGCGCAGCACCACCACCATTTCCGCATTCCGGACCCAGGCGGACATTGATATCGCCACGTCCGCCAAATACGGCACCATCACTTTCTCCGGCAACGAGGTCGCCACCGACCTGGCGGGCCAGCGGCAGCTGAAGCAGTACCTTAAAAACAAAACCCGCATCCAGAACTGTCGGGTCTACCGCAACATGGAGGACTTCCTGACCGTGGACCTGGCCAACGACCGCAAGGCAGCTCTCCAGGTCACCAAGTACTCTCCGGGTTCCGTCGACAAAAATGGGGTCTGGTCTTTCGACGGCGAAATGATCTGTTCCGGCCAGGTCGCCACCTTCCTGGTCCACATGACGGCCAGCACCATCGCCTTTGTGGCCGAAGACAATACGGTCACCGATACGGGAAACGGCTTTGTGGAAGCCGGATTTCTGACGGGTCAGACACTGATCGTTGAAGGGGCGCCCGGGAACAACGGCCAGTATCTGATCAAAGCCGTGGCCCCCGGCGTTCTGACCCTTGATTCGGCGACATCCGTGGTCGCCGCAGTGGTCGGGACCGAGGTCACGCTCCACGGCGGAGAACTGTAGGCAACTCTTTTGGGCGGCAACAGGAGCATGTTCCTGGGCAGGCAACCCCGGCCTGCTGCGCCGCCCAATCATTACGGGGAGCATTGAGGGGACACCATGAAGATCAACGAGCCGCAGCCCGAAGCCTGGTTTCCGATTCCGGATGATGCGGATGGAGCCGAACTTTACATCCGCCTTCCGTCGGCCGGCGAGGATAAGGATTTGGCCGAAGAGATGGCGGTGTTCGAGTCTTTGTTCTCGACCGACGAGAATGGTGAACGCGTCCAGCAAATGCGCGAACGCAAAATTGGCAACAGGCGTTATTTGCGCTTGTGCGCGGTCGTGAAGGATTGGCGCAATGTCATGGAAAAAGGCGTGGCCGTGCCCTGCACCGAGGAAAACATCATCACTGCCGCTCGGACGGACGAAGATTTTGATCCCTTCGTGGCCCAGTGCCTGGATACGCTTAAAAAGCAGCGCAATGAAAAGAAGGCGGCGGAGAGAAAAAACTCGACGCCTGGGGTCGCTGGCTCTCCGGAGTAGGCCGGAAAAGCTGCCCGTCCTGCCGGCGAGCCTACCGGCCGACGGCCCGGGACACCCAGGCCGACCGCGACCGCAAGAAGAAAGGCCCCCCGTGCGCCGCCTGTTGCCCCGATCCAGTCCTGCCCGGCAACGTCGAGGCCATGGCCGTCTACAAGCGTTGCTCCAAGCAGGTCATCGTCGGCCAGGAGGGCGAGCCGATCGACATCAATGTCCTGGCGGTCAAGTGCGTCATGGATCTCATGGGAGTCCGGGACCAGGACGAGTGCCTGGAAAAGGTCCAGCTCCTGGCCGGGATCATCATCGATGAGCAGACCGGGGAGCGCGAGCGCAAACGGGAGAAGAGGGCGGGGCAGGGGTGAAAGGGGCCGGCATGAGCCGGCCCCTGGGGCCTCAACTGAGGGTGGATTTTGAGGCGTTGACCATGGCCAGAGCGGCTTTCCCCTGGCTGTCGCCAGACCTGATTGTCCTGGCCCAAGCCAGGGATGCCAGCCGCAGCAGCGTCCGAATGATCAAAAACGGGATGCCCCAGGCCACGATCTGGGCCACGGCCCAGGCCAGGGTCCCGTAAAATCCGCTGTTCCGGTGCGTGGAAAAAAAGACTGTGAACGCCGTGAGCAGGCAAAACGCGGTCCAGGCCCACAAGACCACAGAGCGGAATATTTTCCAGGGGCTCATTCGCATTTCGGGCTCCTTTGATCTTTGACAACCGAGAATGGGATATTCGCCGCCGGGCCTCTCGTCACGGAGAGGCCCGGGACAATGCTTCGAGCGGCCGGATCCGGCTGCAGGCCATGGCGATGCGCATGCCTTGACCAGAAGACAGGGCCGCCACGGTGCGGATCTGTGGGGCCACGCCCGCAGCGGTCGGCAGTGATCCGGTTTGGCATACCAGGATGAGGGCCTGGCGGGTGATAATGGAGTTGAGGGGTGGTGTTCATGAGGCCTCCATGAGGTTGGGATTGGGCAATAAAAAAGGCGGCCTGACGCTCCCCTGCCTCATGAGCAGCCGGGGCCTCACGGACACCCGGGCGTCAAGCCGCCAATAAATCGCCCCTCCCAAGAGGAGGCACGTTGGCGGTAAAAAAAAGAAAAATCCCGCGTTTTCACCCGTCCCTGGGAGGATGGGCAGAGGCGGCAGGACGCCTCATGAGGTTGGGATCGCCAGCACAACCTCATGAGGCTGGAAATGTCAAGAGTCCATGAATCCTTTGAGATCGGGCTGTGTGATGTGCCACTGGACCAGTTCATCCATCGCGACCAGGATGACTTTATCCGTCAGGCCAGCCGATTGCCGGGCGGCCTCGCTGAAGTCCGAGGTGGTGACCAAGTATCCCCGTAGCGCGTTGTTTTCCTCGATCACCCCCTTGAACTGCTGAACGGCCGGGCTGCCGACCAGCTTTCCCGGGGAATATCGCTTGCACTGGACCACAATCACCCCGTCAGGATGCCGAGCAAACCCGTCCACGCCCATATCGTTTGATTTTTTCGTCACCCAGGCAAGCATTTGCGAAGCCTCAAAAAAACTCATGACATGCCGCTCGAAATCGAACGGGTCCATGGCACACAGTTTTTTTCGGAGCATGGCCTCCTCTTCCGGCATTTCAAATCGAGAAGCCTCCATCGACTGGTCCCGCATGGCCTTTTGCATGGCGGCCGAGGCGCGCCGCAAGACCTCATCCTGGACGATAAAGGCCGCGATCTCGCCAAGATAGGCCCGGGCTTCGTTACTTTTCAAGCACGAGTCGATGATGGCCGATATTCCGGCCGTCCCTAGAAAGAGCAGGAGCAGCGCCGGCAGGCCCACGGCCCCACCGAGCGCGGCCACCCCCACCCCGTGCCCTGCCAGGATCGGGGTGGCCAGAAGCGTTACAGGCAGGGCGACCTTCGCGGCCAGGGGAAGGTTTGATTGTTTGTAATTCTTGACCGCTTCGACGACGCCATCCAGCGCGATTTTGGCCGTTTTCCTAGTATCCAGCAGGCGATACAACGCCAGGAATTTATCTTTCTTGGACTTTTCGCTGCCGACCACGTCGCGGGATTGGGCCAGCCAATCCAGGATGTCCTGACGATCTTCTTCCTTTGAGACGCCGTTGATCGCTTTGACAAACAAGGCGACCAACCATTCTTTGAGGTGCTGAGGAACAGAAGAGAGGCTCATAATACGATTCCCTTTAGCGAATATCCATCTCGGTTGCCGAACCGTCCTCACAAGGAGGTGACATGCCCGGATCACGTGTCCAGATCAACCCCGGGGCGCTTGGACAGATAAAAGACCTCCTCCGGGATGCCTTCCGTACAGAAATGGCGTTCGTGGAGGGCGTGGCCAAAGAGAGGTGCCCGGTGCGGACAGGATTTCTTCGCGACTCCATTCAGGTGACGGTCGTCCAGTCTGATGGCGGGGCAGAGGTGGACCGCCTGGAGGTCACGGCCCCCTATGCCGCGCCAGTGGAGCTAGGCACCCCGTCCACCCGGGCGCATCCTTTTCTGTTGCCGGCCTTGACCACGTTCAACCTGCGGCACGTTGCCGACCGAATCGCTCGCACAGGCGGCCTGCGCGTCACCGTTTCCCAGGCTTCGTCCATCATCGGCGGAGAGATAGGGGCCGAACTGGGATCACAGGTGGGCGAGATCGTGGGTGGAGCCGCAGGCGGACTGCTTGGACCGCTGGGAGGTACGGCCGGGGCGACGGCGGGGCGATATTACGGGGGCGGCTGGGGCAGACAGGCCGGAGCCAGGGCCGGCGGCCATGCCGGCGGCGTCATTTATGATCGCACGTCGCAAAAGTTTCGCGACATCGCCGGGATCATCTCGGACATCATTGCCGGCGAATAGCAGGAGACAGCAATGCAGCTTGGCGGCCTCTACGTCGAAACCGGGTTGGACCTGACCAGGCTCGAGAAGGATCTCAAGACCGGCACCGAAACCGTCGCCAAGGGCGGCGACGCAATGGCGGCCCGGTTCAAGGATTCGACGGCTGGCCCGATCGCCCAGGCGGCGGCCGACATGGCGAGGGCCTACGGCGAAGGGACGGCGGTGGCCATCACGAAGATCCGCGAGCTGGGGACAGCCGCGGCCGGTGTCTTTGATGACATCGAGCGCAAGGCCAAGACCTCCCTCGACAACACCCTGAAGGATACCGGCAACTGGGTCTCGGAACACAAAGTTCTGCTTGGCACCCTCGCGGCGGTGGTGGCCGGCATATGGGCTTACAAGAACCAGGACACGATCAAGGAATACTGGGACCGGGCCAAGACGGCCACGGCCGAAGGCATCGAAAAGCTCAAAAGCGAGTATGACCACTTGGGCACGGCCGCCGAGCCTGTCATCCGGAAAGCCCTGGCCGCCGGCTTCGACGCGGCGTCCGAGGCCTCGGCCCGGCATGCCGCCTCCTTGATCCCCTTGGCTGAGCAATACGACAAGATCTCAAGTTACACTGGAAGGTCTATCAACGATTTGCAGACCATGGCCCAGACAGCGAAGTACACGGGCGTGGCCGTGGACTCCTTGACGGGCATGCTGAACAAAATTTCCGACGCCCAGAAGGGGACATCCGACGAGGCGAAGCGGGCGGCGGCCCAGTTCGGCGTTTTCGGGGTGGCCCTCAAAAACAACGATGGAACGGCCCGCAGTGAGGTCGCCGTCCTCACCGACCTGATTCATGCCGAGGCCAAGTTCGGCGACGGGGCCAAGAAGGTCGCGGCGGAACGGGCTATTTTCGGGGAGCAGCTCAACAAGGACACCCATTCGCTCCTCACCCATGCCAACACTTGGGACACGGTCCAGAAGGAGATCCAGCGGATAAACGGGCTGATGACCCAGGACGAGATTAATTTGGCCCGTCAGTACAAGGCCCAAAAGGACCAGGAGGCGGCAGAGGCCGAGATCTGGGCACAAAAGGACCAGGCCGTTTATCTGAAGCGCGCGGCCGTCTTGGATCAGATCGCCCGCGACCTCCTGTCAGGCCAGTCTACGGCGGGGCAGGCCCTCGCCCGGGGCTGGGACGCCTACATGGATAGTTTCCAGGCCTTTGCCGCAAACTACCTGGCCCAGCATGAATACTTGGCCATGGGCATCAAGGCGGCTGTCGAAAACGTCGGCCTCCCCCTTGTGGACTGGATGCAGCGGCAGCTGGACGGAGCCGGATCATTATCCGGCTCGCTCGTGCAGCTGGGGGGCGACCTGGCGTCGGATTTTATGCGCGCCTTCGGGGCTTGGATTGCCTCCTCGGACCAGGAGATGGCCGACGCCTTGCGTGGAAACGCCTTCGAGCGCCTCCGCTGGGGCGTGGCCAACGCCATTGCCGAGGGCACGGTCAACTTGGTCCGCGAGGGGAAAAATCAGCTCGAGGCCTTCGGCAACTATCTGACCGACCTCATGGACCTGGCTGACAAGAAATTTGACGAGCTGCTGCAAAAACAGAAGGATACATGGAAGACTCTCCGCGAAGCAGACTATAGCTACCCGGACATCGTCACATCCAATTCCTGGGACGGCTACCAGCCAGGGGAGGGGACCACCTCCGACTCGGCTACGGCCAGCGGCGCCATGGCGGCCCAGGCCCAGGGCGACGCTGCCGCCTATCAGTCCTTTTGGGGCTCAGCCATCGATTATGTGGCGGGGAAATCCGACCAGTTCGTGGCCTACATCGGCCAGGCCGGGCTGGCCGACAAGTTCCAGGCCCAGGCCGACGCCACCAGGTCGGTCTATGATGACCTGGCCACTCGGATCGAACAACGCACCGACACCATGGCCGAAAACATCGGCCTCAGTCTCGGCGGCGTCTTCGAATCTTTCCGGTCCAGCCTGGCCACGCTGGCCGGTATTGCCGACACCGCCATCAAGATCGGTGACGCTCGGACCAAGATGGGGGATGCCTGGGTTCAGGATTCCATTGATGCCGTCAACCGTCTCAAGGGGGGAGCCGTGGCCCCCAAGGTCATCCCCGCCAAACCCACCGGCAGCACGGGCCCCACGTCTGCAGACCTGCAAAAGTTCATCGGCGACATCAAGAATTCCGCCCTGGCTGAGCAGTTCACGCTTCTTGGGGATTCATTTGGTGCGAAGGCGCAAACGAACATCAAGAATTATGAGCACGAGCTGGCCGAGCTGCAAAAGAAGCTCGAGGCGTACAAGGGTTCGGACAAGTCCGCTCTGGAGGCGTCCGGCAAGTACTGGATCGAGTACCGCAAGGGCATCGCCGACGCCCGCTTGGAACTGGAAAAATGGAAGGACGCCATGTCCTTCTGGTCGGACATTGACCAGAAGATCGCCGCCATCACCGGCGACCTGGACACGGGTATCAATGCCCAGTTGATCAAGCTCCAGACAGAGTCCGTTGCCACCCGCCAGAAACTCGAATCCATGTTCGCGTCCAATGACAAGGTGAGCTGGGACGGGGCCGTGAAGGCGGCCGGGCAGGCCGGGGCCGATGTGGTGGGCATATGGGCCAAGGCAGATGCCGACATGCAGGCCAATGCCCAGGCCCGGGACGAGGCCCTGGCGGCACAGTCACAGTATGAGGTCCTGGCCGAGCAGAAGATTCGCGAGGACGCCCTCGGCGAGCTGGCCACCGTGGACGCGGGTTATTGGGAGAAACGCCGGGGCTGGCTCGAGCAGAGCCTGGGCGAAGTCAAACAGTACTGCACGAACGAAACGGCCTACGAGATCTATGCCGCCAAGCAGCGGTCGGACCTGCGCCGGCAGGAGATCGAGGCCCGCCTTGGGTACGAGACGTCTTTCCTGGATACATTGAAGGACGTGCTCGCCGATGAGTTCGGGCTTTGGAAAGACGAGCTGACCCGCCGCCAGGAGGCCTGGCTGGACATGTCCAAGAGCATGGCCAGCGGAGCCAAGGAGATGCAGTCCTCGCTGGCGGACTCCATGGCCGGGTCCGTGACGGACTGGCTGTTCACGACGGACCGGTACAAGTCAGCCTGGGCCGATACCATGGGCGCCATTGAGGATATGCTCAAGAATACCCTCAAAAAATTGATCCAGTACGCCCTGGAAAATTACATCACCGTCCCGATCCTGACCCAGATCGTCGGCTCCGACGCCGCCGGCTCGATCACCGGGTCAAAAACTTCCGGCTCCAGCTGGCTGTCCGACCTCATTGGCGGCGCAAAAACCGCCAGCGGATCCGTCGCGGACTTCTCGGCACTCGGGAAGTCCATCGGTCGAGAGGCCGGAACCGGTCTCGGAGACTATTTCTCTGGGAGCGCCTCATCCGGCGTGACCATGTTCGCCGGCACCGAAAACTCCATGGCAAAGATCTTCGGCGACGGCATCGATATGTCCAAGCTGGGATCCACGGCCTGGACGTCCGGGGCCACCGTCCCGGCCGCCGCCATGGCCAGCACCTATGGCACTGCGGAAACCGCCGCCATGACCGGCAGCTCCATCCTCGGCATGCTCGGCACCACCTTGGGTGTCGTGGGTGCCGTTGGCGGCCTGGTCACCCTCGCCACCTCCTTGTTCGGTGAGCAGAAAAAAGAGGTCAAGAAAACAGCCTCCGGCTACAGCATCGGCTATTCCGGCGGGTCCGTAAGCGCGTCCGGCGTCGATTTCTACTCGGATGGGTCTACCGTCAGCACGGGCGTTGCCGATCCCGCCGTGGTGCGCAAAGTGTCGCAGGCCATGGAAGACGCAGCCAAGGACATCGTCGAATCGTCCAAGCTCCTCGGGTTTTCCACTAAGGATTTTGTCAAAAGTTTCAGCTTCCCCAAGGCCAACATTACCGGCGACCAGCTCGACACGCTCATTGCCAACGAGAGCAACGCTATGGCTTTTAGTGCCTTGGACCAGGCAGGACTCCGGGGAGCTGTGGAGTATGTGTCCAAGGACGGTGAGACCTATAAAGAGGCGCTAGACCGGCTCGGCGCGTCATACCAGCTCGTCGGCGGCTACACCGACGCGTACGGCTACAGCCTCGGCACCCTGGCCGGCATCACCCAGGAGCAGATCGATGCGATCCGTGAGGTCAACAACAGCGTGGCCGAGGGCACGTTGCCGGCCATGCTCACTATGGCGTCGGCCATGGGCGCGAGCACCGACATCCTGTCCGTACTCGCCTCGACAGCCACCGACACGAGCGTCGCTCTCGGCACTACCGACGAGCAGCTGAGTAATTTTCTAAAGGCAAAGTATGCCGATGAAGTAGTAAAGGCGGTCGGCGGTGAAGACGCCTTTAAAAACGTCATGGGGAATTTGGTCAAAAACACTTTAAACTCCATTGATGCGTACCAATCCCAGGCCACCTACTACAACAAGAAGTCCCTCGAATCCATTGCCGACCTGGGGAATACGACCGTCACCGTAGAAAACTTCTGGGCATCCTTCGATGCCGCGATGAAGGGGGGCCTTACTGTTGACCAGTTTGAAGCCTGGGCTGACGCCAGCAACTGGGTCAATAATCTCGATACCATTGCTGATGCCATAAGCGATTTCTACGACAGTATCACGAAGATCGGCCAGGCCCTGGCCCAGCGCAACTATAAAGCCCTGGGCATGGACGCCGCGTCATCCGCCTCCAAACAGACATCCGACGCACAATGGGAAATGTCCGACGCCATCAAGGCGAAATACGACGCGGCCACGCTTTCCTCCATTGCCTATACGCAGGAGCTCGAACGGCAATCCTCGCTCCAGGGTATCCTCGCCGAGGCTCAAAGCGCCTTGGACGACGCGACCGGCGCCAGCAAGGCGGCCACCGAGTTTTCCACGCTCACAACCAAGCTCAACGACCTGGCCGAAGCCGCCCGGCTTCTGGGGGCCAGCGAGGAGCAGCTCGCGCAGATCCGTGCCACCGGCCTTGCCGCGCTTGCCGCCTACCAGGATGGCCTGGATGCCGCTGCGCAGCAGCGCATGAGTGCATTGGACGCCAGAATGGCCACCGCCATGGGCCAGGATGCGCAGGCATCCCTCATTTCCAGATACGCTACCGCTGAAAAGGAGCTGGCCGATGCCCGGACCGCCGGCTATGGCGCGACCGAAAATGCCATGCTCCAGGAGGTGCAGGCCGCCGAGCTCGCCAAGCAGGCGGCGGACGGCCTGAAAGATGTCCAGGAGAAGATCCAGAGCATCAAATCTTCCTGGGCCGACCTCACCTCGCGTGAGTATGCTGCCCAGGGCGACGACACGATGTCGTCGTGGGCAGCTTTTAAGGATGAACAATCCAAGGAGCTGATGACCGCTTACTCTTCCGGCATGAGCCAGGAGTATATAGACAAGCTCAAGACGGTCCAAACAGATGAGCAGGCCAAGAAGTGGCAGGACCTCCAGGATGCGGCCTGGGACAAGCACCTTTCCGACCTCAATAGCACGCTGTCTGACCTGAAAGACAGTTTGTCCGATGCTGTCAGCAAGCTGAGTGCGGCCATGGATACGTTTGGCACCATCATGGATGCCCAGCTGTCAGACATGCAGTCGTTGACCAGTCGCGCCGGCAGCGAGTTGTCCAGCCTCACGAGCACGCTAAAGGATATCACGACCGGAGCGGACTCGCCGCAGTCCAGCGAGCAAAAGGCATCGTCTCTTTCGGGCCAAATCAACACGGCCTATTCCACAATGCTCTCTGCCGGGAACGGAAGCGCCAGGATCGAAGCCGCCAGCACATTGTCTTCCCTTGCGGCGGACTACCTGTCTGCCCTTAAAGCCTCAACGGGCGATCAGAGCCAATACTTGGCGGGCTACATAAGCACTGTCGCCAAACTGAATGAGGCGAAAAGCATTACAGGCCAACAGGAGAACTATTTCCAGCGCATGTCCAATGCCATGGAGGCCGAACAGGGAATTTTCAAGCTTATTTTGGCCGAACTGCAGAAGGAAGACCCATCAACCGCTAAAATAAGCGCGCTTCTTTCCGTGTCCGAGGGCATGGGCGGCAATATCGCGGCCATGTACGCCAACCAAGCCGGGCCGGAAACTTCCTGGAGACAGAGCGTGGACAGCGCCCTCAAAGAGGCCGGCTACTCAGACGCGGACATCACGGCGGCCCTGGGCGGCCCGACATCCACAAGCTCATTCCTCGCGCAGTTGACGTCCTTCAATTCCAACACGTTGCCGGGATATTTTCAGAGCATCGTCACGCTACTCAATAACATTAAGGATGTCGCGGCACAGACGACAACAACAGCGCCTGTTGTTACGCAGCCAACAACTCCAACGGGAAAATATACCCAGGATGAGATAAATTGGGCGACGAACGTCAGATCCGCTATGAATTTTGAGAATTACGGCGGACTGAACAACTGGACGACCGACCAAGTAGTTTCAAACTTGGCTACCTATGCAAATTGGGCGACAGCCTATGGCGTCAACGCGACAACAGGATTTTCCACCCCTACCTCTGGCGAGAGACTTTATTATTATGAAAAAGCCTCATCGTATAATGATGCCTATAATACCACTAAAACTTGGCTCGATATGCAGTCGTCAATTGCGGCTGCATATGGGGCTGGTGATTATGCGGCGCATTGGCTTGATGCCGGGTACAAGGAAAACATAGCGTTCCCCACGTCTGATTCTGTTTTATATAAGACTGTTCAGTACTTCCTCTCCAAATGGAATAAAAATCATGATGGAGACGGAAGCCCGCTTGCGCAAGCGCAGCATATTGCCACCGCCCTTGGCCTGCCATTCTCGAATAGTGCCGGAACGTTGGAGTCCATAGCTCGTCAACATTATGACAAATACGGCATCACCGAAGGTCTGGCCCGACCCTATCGATATGGCGGCGATGCTCCAGAGGGCACCTTGGCCCTGGTGGGAGAGGAGGGTCCCGAGCTTGGCGTAATCGGCTCGGGAGGTATGCACATCACTCCCAATGGTCAAACCAGGAACATCCTGGGGGCGGCGTTTGCTGATTCTACCGCCGAGCTTAAAGCGGAAATAAGATCTCTCAAGAATGAGATTTCACGGATTTTAGTAGCCCAGGCTACCTACACTAAAACGCAGGCTGATATCTTGGATGAGTGGCGCGAGAATGGTGTCCCAACTACCCCCCTGGAGAGCAAATAATGCTGGTCATAATTCCTCAAGAGATAACAGATGACTCCATTATTGCGTACAATATACCCAAAGAAGAACCAGGGGCAACAGATTATGATATTGATGCATTGTATTTGTCTGGCGATCGTGCTGTTTATGGGAACAACATCTACCAGGCTGTTGCCGGAGTGGCTCTGAACGGGACGTTGCCCTGGTCGGCTGATACGTCCTACGCGGCTAGCCAGAGAGCCTATGTCGAAGCGACGCATAAGATCTATCAAGCAAACAGCGACACGAAGGGCCAGGACCCTTCGAACTATTCTTCGGGGAGCAGCCCCGTTTGGACAGAGGTCGGCACCATTAACAGGGGTGTCTCTCTGGACGACGAGGATTTTTGGGTACAGGTCGGATCTACAAACTATTGGGGGATGTTTGACCCGTATACGGACACACAGACAGTCGGGGTGCCTGTTGACGGGGGATTTCTTATCTCCGCTGAAATCAACGCCTCAAAACGCAATGCCGTATCACTATTTAATCTTGCCGGGGATTATGTTGAACTCACTGTTTTGAGAAGTGGATCGGTGCTATGGTCAAAAACGGTCCCTATCATCGAACGATCCTCAAAAACGTATTCTGATTATTTTTTTGGGAGAAATATAAAGATAAGGACTTCGTTCTTTGCTCAATTTCCTGTTTATTTTTCGACAACGCTTAAGGTGAAAATTTTTGGGTCCAGCGTTTCAAAGTGCGGGAAGTTAAGTCCTGGATATTTAAAAAATGTCGCGACAACTCTGAACGGTGTCAATCTGTCAATAGTTGATTATTCAAAAGTTAACACAAACGAATTCGGAGTTACTTCAATATCCAAAGGGAAAACGAAAAAAAAACAAAGCATACCAATGGTAATTGATACTGTCCAAATTAGCGACTATTACAGATTTTTCGAACAGCAAATACCATCTACGCCATGCACATTTATATGTGACAACGACGGGAGCACCGAGTGCATGACGGTCCACGGCATCTATCAAAATTTTAGCGTTGTTGTCCCAGGATCGGATATCAGCAACTGTTCGTTGGATATTCTAGGCATCAACTAGGAGTTCCCCATGGCTATCCCGCTGATTACACAAGTTCTTCCTGTTGTCCCGCCTCCCCCGCAGCCTGAAAGTTTGACGTTTGATGTTGAAATGGAAGCGCATCTCCGAGCTGATGCGGAATATCGGGACGTCCACGAGGCCTGGACGGACCAGGTCAACGCCACTGCATCCGCGATAAACGGTACCGTTGTGAATGTTACAGCCGCGACGACGGCCGCGACCACGGCGACCGGAGCGGCCACGACGTCGACCACGAAAGCGGCCGAGGCGGCGGCTTCGGCCGCCTCGGCCCTGGCCGCCAAGACGGCTGCCGAGACCGCCAGGGACACCACCCTCGCCGCCCGCGACACGGCGACCGGGGCGGCCACGACCGCGACCACCAAGGCCGGAGAGGCAGCCGGCAGCGCCACTGCCGCCGGCACGGCAAGAACCGCCGCCGAGACCGCCCGAGACATCACATTGGCCGCGAGGGACACCACCGTCACCAAGGCCGGCGAAGCCTCGGACAGCGCTTCCGCTGCCGCGTCGGCCAAAACAGCGGCCGAGACCGCCCGGGACGACGCCGTGGCCGCTCGCAACGTGACGCTGGGGGCCAGGGACACCAGCGTGGACGCGGCCGGGGTGGCGGACCTGCGGGCCGGCGATGCTGCCGCGTCGGCCGCGGCAGCCCGGCAAAGCGAGCTCAACGCGGCTCAGATCGTGACAGGCAACATCACGCCTGCCGCCATTGGCGCGGCCACCGAAGCCGCCCTGGCCACCGAGGTGGCCGCGCGCCAGGCGCACGAGGAGGCGGCCAATCCTCACTCGGGGAGCGCCAGCATCGCCGCCTTGACGGCCTTGGCGGCGACGATACCGACCACCGCCGCTGGTGTCGGTCTGGGCAACGTGACCAACGATGCCCAGGTTAAGCGGTCGGAGATGGGGGCGGCGGGCGGCGTGGCCACCCTCGGCCTGGACGGCAAGGTCCCGGCGGCGCAGCTGCCGACCATCACCAGCAACGTCTCCGTGATCCGCACGCCCACCATCACCTCGCCGGCCGACGGCGCCACGCTCACGACCTCGATGCCGACCATCGCCTGCGACACCTACCGCAACGTTTACGGCATCGCCCAGGCGTCCATGGTGGTCGAGATCGCCACGGACGCGGGGTTTGCGAACATCACCTACACCCACACGGTTTCAGGGGCGGCCACGACCTATGCCATGCCGACCGGCCACATCGCGCCCCTGGGAGCGTATTGGATCGGCGTCAAATACACCGACACGGACGGCGAGTCCTCTGCCCGGGGCGTGGCGCACGTCACGGCGGCTGCGGTGCTCGAGCATGTCGTCGCGCCGACGGTCACGGCTCCGGCGGCCGGAGCTACGGTCTACGAGCAGCCGACATTGACCTCATCGGCGTTTGCCGTTTCGTCGGGGGCGGACACGCATGCAGCCAGCCAGTGGCGCGTCAAAACCACGGCCGGCACGTGGGATTCGCCGTTGTGGGATAGCGGCGAAACAGCCAGCAGCCTGACATCGATCACCGTCCCCGCCGGGCGCCTGGTCGCCGGCGGGAACGGCTACGACATGGAGGTCCGGCACAAGGGGACCATTCTCGGCTGGTCGGATTGGTCGCCCTCCGTCTCTGTCGTCTCGGCGACGACGTTCGCCAATATCATCGGCGTGGTCTGCACCGCCACGGGCGGGGGTGGTGGCACCTGGGCCTGGGTTGATGCGTCCGGCAACGCCACCACGCCAGCGGCGGGCTACTTCAACGGCCACCCGGTATTCGGTGGCATCACGGACGTGACCGTCGACGGCCAGGCCATGGTTAAGATCCCGAAATTTTACATCAAGCGGGCCACGCTCGCGGCAGGGGCCTACAGCGGCAAAGAGGCGTGGTGGGTCAGCGACCAGCCCGCGACCGGCTTCCGCTTGCACCCGGCATTTTATAACGCTGGCGCCGAGGTGGCGCAGATCTATGTGGGCAAGTACCAGGCTTCCTCTGACGGCACAAAGCTCAAGTCTGTCTCTGGGGTGGCTCCGGCGGTGTCGACCACCCTTACGGCGTTCCAGGGCCTGGCGACCGCCCGCAATGTTTCGGGCGTCACCGGGTTTATGCTCTGGTCGGTATATCAATGGTCGGCCATCCAATGGCTGTACCTCCTCGAAAACGCCACCATGGACAGCCAGACCAAGACCGGCCAGGGGCGCGTTAGCCAATCGTCCGCCGCAAACGTCGACGCGACTGATGTGGCGCAGGCCACCTATCGTGGCATCGTAGGCCTGTGGGGCAACGTGTATCAGTGGATGGACGGCCTCAAAACAGACGGGACGCAGATTTGTATGTGGGACAACGCGGGCAATAAAACCTGGGTCACCACTGGCCGGACACGAACGGCCGCTGCCGGCTGGGTTTATCCGCTGACATTTATGGCCCAGTCAGGGGCGAGTTACAATTTTTCCGACGCTTTTATCGGAGACACGGGCCCCACATCAAATTCTGGAGCGACCGCTCCGGACGGCCAGCACTTCGACCCCGCGAGCGCGTATTTCCCGATCGTCGGGGGCAGCTGGGGCGATGGTGCGGGTGCCGGCCTTTGGTACGTCCTCTGCGTCAACTCCGCCTCTGGTGCGAGCACGAGCGTCGGCGCGCGCCTGGCGAAGGTGTGATGCGTTATGCATGATGGCCGTCATGATCCGGCGGGCGATAGCCCGCCTCAGGCTTCACGGGAAATGAGTCCCTATGCTGTTCTTCTTACCAAAATCGAGGAGGTGGACGCATATTCTCAAATAGCGCTGCAGCAGTACCCAAGAGTTGAGCGGTATGCGCTCTGCTCGGACATTCGCCAAGCTTTGACGACGATAGAGCGGCTCATTATCGTAGCGTGGAAGCGCTACCATAAAAAAACAACGCTGCAAGATCTTGATATTGAAATCGAAGTACTTCGGATGCTGTTAAGAAAATCGGTGCGTTTAAAGTACATCACACCGCACAGATATGAAACTTGGAGCCGTCAGATCAACGAGATCGGGCGGATGGTCGGCGGCTGGATTCGTTCCGTCCGCTAGGCAGATTTAGGGCAAATGCTTTACCGCGAGCGCGTATTTCCCGATCGTCGGGGGCAACTGGAGCGATAGTGCGAATGCCGGCCTTTGGTACGTCAACTGCAACAACTCCGCCTCTGATACGAACACGAACATCGGCGCGCGCCTGGCGAGCGATCATGGCCAGAAGCCGCTCGTCCACGGACGAGCGGCCAGTGCCTATCCTTCGGGGCGTTTGTCCTGGCCCCCATGTTGAGGCCGAAGATTTACAACCGGCGTCGGCAAGTAGTCTGTCGAACGTGGGCGCCGTATAAAGTAGTACCATGCCACGAACCCATAGCGATCTCTTTCTCAAGATCGTCGACTTCGACAACCTTTGGCACGCCTATTTGGCGGCCAGAAAAGGCAAACGGTATAGGTGGGAAGTCGCACAGTTCGCCGCTCATTTGGATGAAAATCTCATCAATTTGCAAAACCATCTGCTCTGGGGCTCGTGGCGGCCCGGGGCAGCATCGGAGTTCACGATACGCGAGCCGAAACGGCGAGAGATCCAGGCCCCGCCGTTCTCGGATCGGGTTGTCCACCATGCGCTGGTACGGGTTGTCGAGCCTTTGTTCGAGCGCCGCTTTATCCATCACAGCTACGCCTGCCGCACGGGCAAAGGGACGCAGCGGGCGGTCGAAGCCGTGCAGAGCATGGCCCGGATCGCAAAGCGGAACTGGGGGACCCCCTACGTCGTCAAGGCAGACATCAAAAGCTTCTTCGCTTCGATCCGCCACGAGACCCTCTTCCGCCTGGTCGGCCGGGTGGTCTCCTGCCCACGGACCCTGGCCCTGTGGCGGGTCATCGCGTCGGGATATGGGCATCATGACGGCGTCGGCCTGCCCGTCGGAGCACTGACCAGCCAGCTGGGAGCCAACCTCATGCTGGATTGGCTGGACCACGTCATGACCGACCAGCACGGGCTGGGCCAGTATGTCCGGTACATGGACGATTTCGTGATCCTCGCGCCCTCCAAGGCCGCCGCCTGGGAAAGGCTGGAGCAGGCGGCGCGCGTTATCGCCGGTCTTGGCTTGGCGCTCAATCCCAAGACGGCCATCTTCCCGCTGCGCAGCGGGGTGGACTTTTGCGGATATCGGATTTGGCCGACGCACATCCTTCCACGGAAACGCAATATCCGTAGGGCGCGGCGGGCCTTCCGCTCGCTGGCGGCTCGGTACGCCCGGGGAGAAATAGGGCTGGACTACGTTTGGCCCAGGGTTGCCAGCTTTTTGGCCTACTCGAAACACTGCAACGCCGGGATGACGGTCGACCGCATTTTGGCCGAAACTGTTTTCCAAAGGGGGGACCATGCAGATCGTTAACCATCAATTGCAGATCGAAGATATCGTGATTGACCTCCCGCGCCTGGCGGTGGCGGCGCAGGTCCATGCCTGGGCTGTGCCTGCGGCATACCGCGATAACGGCCATTTCGTGTCCGTCCAGGTAGCCGGGCAACCCATGGAAATCCCGGCCTGTGACGGCCGGGATGCGCAGTATCTGGGGGCATTGGCGTTGGAGGCGGACGCGGGAGCGGCGTTGGCGGCGGCGAAGGCGGGCGCGGCCGCCCGCATCGATGCGCAGGCCGAAGTCCTGTGCAACCAGGTCGTCACGCCGGGTTCGGCCCAAATGGCCCGCTACCAGCGCAAGGAGGCCATCGCCAGGAGCTACTTGGCCGCCTTGACGGCAGGCGCATTGCCCGCGGATGAGGCCGCGCGGGCCGAGGCCTACCCTGCGGTTTTTGGTGAGGTCGGCATCACGGCCGACACTCCCGAGGCGGTGGCCCGGACCATTGTGGCCATGGCCGACGCCTGGTGGGCCTATGGTGATGCTTTGGAAAAGGTGCGGCTGGCCGGGAAGCGGGACGTGGGGGCGGCGGCCGATCCCGCCGGTGTGGCTGCGGCCGAAGCCGCTGTCGCCTGGCCGGATCCGCCGGCGGCGTAGGGCCCGGCCACCGGTCGCCGCCAAGTTGGGACTGGGCCGGCTTGGCGGCGACCGGTTACTTATTTGACATTGTTTCTTTCGAGGTCTACGTGAAACAGGATAGTAATCAGGTTACCCGTCCGCACCCACCGCCTTCTTCGCGTTCGCATCCTGACATTCTAATCTGCGCTTCTGTTCCGCGTTTTCTTTCTCCAGTTCCCCCATCCGCGCCTCGAATTGCGACCACCGTTCCTCCCTGGCCTCAAGGGAGGCGACGCGCTCGTCCAGCTTGGCGAGCAGGCGGTCGCCTTTGACGGCCTGGTGGAAGGCGTTGATGTTACTGGCCAGGGCGGTCCTGTAGATGGTCTCGGACTCCAAGACTTCGGCAGTCTTGGTCAACATTTCCGACATCTTCCAGTCTTCTTCGGAGGCAAGAAGAGCAGGCGCGGTAGTGGCGACGTCTGCGGCCCCGGCGTTGGAATCCGAGGGCAGGAGCATCTCTCCCTTCCCCTCGAGAAGCCATGTTCGGCTGATGTCCGGGAATGCTCCAAGGATCGGGCCTACGAGCCCCATAAGGAGCTTCGGGTCTCTACTTTTTAATTTTCTATTCAAACTGGATTGGGGCAATCCAGAAAATTTGGCGAATGATGATTCGCTTCCTTCGGCTTTTTCGGTGATAAGCCTTTGTATTCTTTCGAATAAACTATCCATTGCCATATTTCTCAAAATGGATTGACCGCTAACCAAATTGGATATATTCAGATCCCGAACGAACCGAACTAGCTTAGGGGGTTGCGCATGCAAATTGCTCCCAACCATAACCAATCTGTCCCCGCTCCACAAGACGCCGACGTCCGTATGCGCAGGCTGCGCGTCTGGAAGGTCGAAAACGGCGTGACCTGGGAAGAGATGGGCCAGCATATGAGAGGGGTTACGGGGCGCTCCGTGACCGGAAACGCCGTCCAAAAAGCGCTCCGGGGGGCACGGATGCCCGTTAGCAATCACAAGGCACTGCGGGATGCCTATCCCAACCTGCCGGCCGAACTCCTGCCGACTCCCGTCGACGTGCCGCCCGGACCCAAGCCCAAGGCTGGAACTTCCGCAGGATAGGCTATGAAAACGGGCAGTACCGTTTCGTCGCATCCGTCGCCACGCTAAACTGACTGGAGAATTTGCATGGTCCGCCACAACTACCCCTCCCTCTCCCCGATCCTGCACCAGGTTGTACTGCGCGCGCCCTCGGGCATCGGCTCCATGGCCATCGCCGACCTGCTGGGTTGGAAGTATTCCACCATGATGAGCGAGTTGTCCGGCCAGCCGGGGCATAAATTTGGCGTCGACAAGCTGCTCCCCCTCCTGGACGTGACCGACTCGGATGTCCCGATGCACTTCCTGGCCCGGGAGCGGGGCGGCGTGTTTATCCGGCTGCCGGCAGAGTCCTGCGGCGTGGATCCGGTACACCAACAGTGCATGGTGGCCATCAAAGAGTTCGGGGAGCTGATCGCCGCTTGCGCCGAGGCTCTGCTCGACAATGATCTTAAGCCCGACGACCGGGCGTCGATCATGCGCGAGGGCCACGAGGCGGTCACGGCTATCATGGGCCTGCTCAGGCTGGTGGAGAGCAAGTGATGGCCGGCCTCACCATCACTTGCCCAGAAGGCTATGGCGAGACCGACAGGGCCGCCTGTGTGAAGCGGGTCACAAATCAGCCAGGAAGTCGGTGCCTCTTTTGTCGAATCCCCGTCGCCCTTATTGCGGCAGACGGGGACGACGAGTGGAATCGGATTGCGGCGGCCCGGTTGTCGACCTTGATTTCCAGCTCATGGCCCCGGCCTGCAGGATACGAAACACTTCCCCTGGAGGCCGGGGCGACGACCGAGACGCATGCCGAGCTTCCTGCGCCACCTCAAGCGCCGGCGGTAGCGCATACCATCACCTCCACGGCGGCGGGAACAAGGGTTCCGGCGCATAAACCAGCCTCCAGGCCGCGCACGAAGCCAAAATCCCTTCCCCCTTTCAAGGCCTTGGCCCTGGCGCTCCGCGCCGCTTTTGCCGGGCATGGCCACGCGGTCGGCCTGCGCCGGATCGGGACCTGCTACCGGGCTGTCCCCAATGCGCCGCTCCTCGCCGACCTCTGCCACCTGCGCCGCACATTGGCCCGGGCCGGGCTACCCATCGAGCGCGACGGCAAAGATTTTTTCGTGCCCATCAACGACCACACTCGGGCCTTTATACGGTCATACGTCAAGGAGCCCGCATGATCGACCCCGCCGCCCTCCATGACCAGCTGCACCACGATCTGTTCCTGGCCGGCCTGGACGCCGACCGTCATGCCCAGGGGATAGAGACGATTCTGGCCGGGCGGCCCTACAGCGTGGTCATGCTCCTGGACACGGGCGACCTCCAGGCCCTGCGAGAGCGGGTTGCCCTGCTGGCCGGATGCGTCGAGCTGGCCGTGGCCCTCCACGACACCCTTAAAAAATTTTGCGGCTAGGCCGTCACCCAGGCCAGGAGATCCCGATGGACCATATCACGATTGAGCCGGCCGTCAACGGCGCGGAGATGGATCTGCGAAATCTTATCCGGGAGGGGCTGGCGCCGGTCATGGCCGAAGCGGTTAACGGCCCCCTGCAGGCCGAGCTGCGGCGGGTGGTGGACTTGGAGCGGATCCGACGCAAGGAACTGCTGACGGCCGAAGAGGTGGAGGCTCTCTATGATTTTAAGGTGGCCACGCTGGCCACCTGGCGGTGTCGGGGCGGCGGGCCCGACTTTTTCAAGCGCGGGGCGATCATCCTGTACCGAAACAGGGACGTGGCCCGCTTTGTCGACGAGCGGATCGTCAAGGGGCGGGGCTGA